AGCCTCAGCGCATTGAGGGGATTAACTGGACCGGCGGTGTCATCGACGAGATCGCGGACATCAAGAGTGAGGCCCTCGAGGCCAACATCATGCCGGCGCTCAACACCATGAACCCGCTCCGTCCGGATTATCGGGCATGGTGCTGGTTCATTGGCGTGCCTGACGGTCTGAACCATTATTATGATATGGCAGAGTACGCGGCCAACAGCGGGGACCCCGACTACGGGTTGTTCCACTGGAAGTCAAGCGAGATCCTGCCCGCGGATATTATCGAGTCCGCCAAGCGCACCATGTCCCGTCGCCAATACCTCCAGGAGTACGAGGCGAGCTTCGAGACGGCCAGCGGTCGTATCTATGAGGATTACGATGGGCGCATCGGAGGCCGGAATAATACCGCCTACACCATCCAGGACACAGATGAACTGTTCTGGATGCACGATCAGAACTACACCCCGCTGAGCAGCGCGATCGCTGTGGTCAAGGTGGGGGTGCCTTACATCTGTGATGAGATCGTCCTGGAGAGCGCCGTATCTCGCCAGGCCGCTGACGAGTTCGTGGACAAGTTCAAGAACCACAAGAACAAGCTAGTCAACATCTACGGCGATCCTGCCGGTCGAGCAGGTGAGAAGCATGGCCACAAGTCAGACTACACTGAGATCGAAGCTGTCCTGCGGGAGCATGGATGGAAGTACCGTCGCCGCGTTCGCCCGTCGCATCCAAGCATCCGCGACAGGCAGAATTCAGTGCGTGCCAAGATTCTTAGTGCGTCGGGCCACACGACGATCTATGTGAACCCTCAGACTGCTCCGTGGTGCCACAAGGGTCTGGCAACGGTGCAGCTTCAGGAGGGCAGTACCTTTCAGGAAGATCAGAAGAACCAATACCAGCACATCACGACCGCGATCGGATACTTTGTGGACGTGCATTGGCCGGTCGGTGAGTCACTCGCAAAGGCGGGCAAAACAGCGGGCCACTTTTGACGCTTGCGCCTTTGCTGGCGCAGTGTTAAGCAACATGCCGCGCAGCCCAGGGGAAGAATATGGCACTCGAATCCACTCATCCAGACTATGCCGTTCAGGCTCCCGATTGGGAGCAGCTTCGCGACGCGGCGAAGGGCGAGCGGGTTGTCAAGTCGAAGGGGCAGACGTACCTTCCCCCGACGAGCGGAATGCTCCTGGACGGGCTCAACGGCCATGTGCAGGGCCCAGGGTACGACCCCGCCGCGAACAACGGTGCAGGCACTGCGGGCCTCGGCTACGGGGCGTTCGGCAAGTATCGCAGCGTAGGCGAGGCAGCGTATGAGGCCTACAAGCTGCGGGCGGTGTTCCCCGAGTACGTCAAAGACGCCATCGAATACTTCATGGGCGCGCTGCACAACAAATCCCCCGTCATTGAACTCCCTGACGAGATGGAGCCGCTTCGCTCGAACGCCACCGTGCTGGGCGAGCCTCTCGAAATCCTGTTGCAGCGGATCAACCTTGAGCAGCTGACCACAGGCCGCGTCGGTATCCTTCTGGATCTTCCGGAGAAGCCTGACCCCGTCAATCCGCTGCCGTTCATTGCGCTGTACGTTGCGGAAGCGATCCGCAATTGGGACGCGACCACGAACGAGAACACCCGAGACGCTCTCAACCTCGTGGTGCTGGATGAATCCGGCATGGAACGGGGCACCGAGTTCGAATGGAAGCTGGTGCGCAAGTTCCGCGTCCTCCAGCTCGGCGACATTATGGTCGACGAGCAGGATGGGGCAGCTGATTACAAGACTGGCGTGTTCTCGTCAGAGTCCGGCTCGGTGCAGTACGACGAAGCGCAAATGCGTATTCCGTTGATGCGCGGGCAGAAGCTGGAGAAGATCCCGTTCCAGTTTATCAATACGAAGGACATCTCGCCTGAGCCTGATGAACCTCCCCTGATGAGCTTGTGCCGCCAGTGCTTCACGATCTACCGTGGCGAAGCGGACTACAGGCAGAACCTGTTCATGCAGGGGCAGGATACACTTGTGGTCATTGGCGGGCGTCAGGTGAATCAGCTGCCGGGCGAGACGACGGTCGAAGAACCGTTGCGCACGGGTGCCGGAGCACGCATTGACCTTGAGCTGAACGGTGACGCGAAGTACGTCGGCGTCAACAGCCAGGGCCTTGCCGAACAGCGCACCGCGCTCACCAATGACCGCGCACGGTGCGAGCAACGCAGCGGACACCTTGTAGCGTCAGCGAAGGGGGACAAGGAATCTGGTAGCGCGCTCAAGACCCGTGTCGGTGCGCAGACCGCAACCCTGAACCAGATTGCCAAGACGGCCGCGCTGGCGCTGGAACTACTCCTGAAGCAATGCGCCGTCTGGATGAAAGCGGACCCCGACAAGGTTAAGGTCACTCCGAACCTTGAGTTCGCGGACTACCAGATGGCCGGTCAGGATCTTGGCAACCTGATGACAGCGAAGCGCAACGGGGCACCGCTGTCCATGAAGTCGATTCACCGCCTGGCCGTGCAGGGCAACCTGACGAACATGGACTACCAGACGGAGCAGGACGAAATCAAGGCTGAGCCCCCGATGGCAGTCGATCCGAACATCGCTGCGAAGCTCGAGAGCGACAAAGCGATTGCCGCTGCGGGCAACAAAGCGGGTGGCGCGGGACCGGGCGGAGCACCGATGCCCAAGGATCCGTCCAACCCTGCTCCGCAGACCACACCGAACAACTAATTCCGGTATTCAGCCGGTTGGCGCCCGCGGGGCAATAGAAGGAAGAGACAAATGGCGTTCAAACTCGTACTCGATACGCTGGAGGGCCTTTCGGAGGACATCTCCAAGGAATACGTCGAGCGTGACGGGAAGTTCCACATCCAGGTCGAAGGGATGAAGACCCAAGCCGATATCGACGCGGTGCAGCGTTCGCTCGCTGCCGCGCGCACGGAAGCGGGCACCTTCAAAGCCAAGCTGGCACTGCTCGGCGACCGCAAGGTCGAAGAGGTTATCGCTCAGCTGGATCGCATTCCCGAGCTCGAAGCTGCCGCAGGTGGCAAGCTGGATGAAACCAAGCTCAAGGAACTCGCCGAAGCGCGTGCCCGCGCCATCGTTGCCCCCATCGAGCGCGAGCGCGACGGTTTCAAGGCGCAGCTCGGAGAGAAGGACGCGGTCATCAAGCAGTTCGAGACCAAGGAGCAGACGCGCACCATCCACGACCAGATCAAGGCGGCCGCAAAGAAGGCGGGTGTCATCGATGAGGCCATGGAAGACGCAATCAACGCGGGTGAGCGTTTGTTCGTCCTCGAGGAGGGCACCGGCAAGGCTGTGGTCAAGGAAGGGCTATCCGTCACGCAGGGTCTCGAGCCGAAGGATTGGTTGTCCGATCTTCAGAGCAAGAAGCCCCACTGGTTCGGACAGAGCACCGGCGGGGGTGCTGGCGGCAACCGTGGCGGTGGCGCTGGTGCGGAACTGAACCCGTTCAGCCACGACGGCTGGTCGATCACGAAGCAGGGGCAGATGATGCAGACGGACGCAGCACGCGCCGATCGTCTTGCCAAGGCCGCAGGTCACAAGGACGCCGAAAGCGCCAACAGCAAGCCTGCCAAAAAATAATCGTTGACTCGGGTAGCTGGCTCATGTTAGCCCTGCACTCCAGCGGGGCAATGTGCCAGCTACTTGATCCGGGTCCATGGGACGGGGTCGCCCACCTCACCTTCAACAGGAGACCTTCCCATGGCATCGGGAACCACTCGCATCTCGGACGTCGTCGTACCGACCAAGTTCACGCCTTACGCCCAGCAGCTCACGCAGGAAAAGTCCCGCCTGATCCGTTCGGGTGCGCTCACGCAGGACGGCGTCCTGTCGACCAACCTCGCCGGTGGCGGTCTGACCTTCAACGAACCGTCGTTCAAGGATCTGGACAACGATGCGGAGAACGTCAGCACTGACGATCCGACGCAGAAGTCCACGCCCAACAAGACCGGCACCGCAACCGAAATCCAGGTGCGCCTGTCGCGCAACAACTCCTGGAGCTCCATGGACCTCACCGCCGACCTGGCGGGCGAAGACCCCATGATGTCCATCGCGTCGCGCGTGTCCGACTATTGGGTCCGTCGTCAGCAGGCCGCGTTCGTCGCAACGATCAACGGTGTCTTCGCAGACAACGCTGCGGCTCCCAGCGGAACCGACACGCATACGCAGAACGATATGACCCACGACATCAGCGGGTCGGCGTTCTCGGACGGCGTGACGAACTTCTCCGCCGAGGGCTTCATCGACGCAACGACCACGATGGGTGACAGCATGGAAGAGCTCACGCTCGTCATGATGCACTCGGTTGTCTACAGCCGCGCGCTGAAGAACAACCTGATCGACTTTATCCCGGATGCGATCAACCCGGCGGCAGCGTCCATCCCGACCTTCCTCGGCCGCACGACGGTCGTGGACGACGGTATGCCGCACACCGGAGGCGTGTTCGACACGTGGCTGTTCGGTCGTGGTGCGGTTCGGTGGGGCGCGGGTTCGCCCAAGGTCCCGACCGAAACCTTCCGTGATCCGGACTCGGGCAACGGTGGCGGTCAGGACACCCTCTACAACCGCGTCGAATGGTGCATCGCACCTGCCGGCTACGCCTATATCGGTACTGCACCGAAGGGCGGTCCCTCCAACGCCAACACCACGAACAACCTCGCCAACGCGGGTAGCTGGTCGCGCGTGTTCTCCGAGCGGAAGCAGATCAGAATCGCACGTCTCGTCACGCGCGAATTCTAAGCTGCAACGGGGTGGGCTTCGGTCCACCCCGTCCAATCGGTCCTCATTAGGAGACTACGGTCATGAAGGGACTTCCTCGTTCTCTGTCGCGTTCGGCTGCCGGTTCCGGCAACTCGGGCAAGACGTTTCCGGTAAGCGCGCTCGCGATTACCACATCCGGCGCAACGGGCGTCGGGTTCGGCACGGCGGTCATTCGCGGTCTGCCGGAGGGTAATATCCTCCTGCTCGGCGCGGTTGCCTACCTCCAGTTCACCAAGGGTTCGGCGGGCACCATTGCCACGTTCGACGGTGACTACAGCATTGGCACGGTTCCGACTGTCGACAATGATGTGGCGGATGCCGGTGAAGCTGATATTATCCCGTCCACCGCGCTCGGTGCTGCCACCGCAGGCGTTTCCCCGATGGTCCGTGGCGCGAATGCGACGCAGGTCATCCTGGACAACACCGACGGCTCGCTCGAGCTCAACCTCAACCTGTTGATCGATGACGCGTCGGTTAGCGCAGACGCCCAGGCCTTCACGGTCTCCGGCGTTGTGTCGCTTGCCTACATCGTCCTCGGTGACGACTAAGGAGGGCGTGATGTCCGACAAGATCAAGGAAGCACTGCTGAAGCTGGATGTCGGCAACGACAACCACTGGACGCAGGACGGACTGGCCAAGCTCGACACGGTCAAGCTGTTCAACGGTGGCACCGCTGTCACCCGCGAAGAGCTGGACAAGTCGTTCGAGGGCTTCAACCGCAGCACCGCATCGGCGTTCTTCATGTCGACCGGCGAACCCGGCCACGCGAAGCCCACCGACCCCGCCAACAGCGGGCTTGACATCACCGACACGAAGGTTCCGGGTGATCCCGCTGCCGTTGGCGAAGACCGGGGCAACCCGACCGGCGTTGACGCGGATGGTGCTCCGTCCGCTCAGGTCGCCGAGGTCAGCCCCGAGACCCCCAAGCAATCGCCCAAGGACGAGGATGGTCACCCAACCGGCGTCGACGCGGATGGCAAGCCCAGCGCGGTGATCACTCCGGAAGGTGCAGCTTCGACCGCGCCTTTCAATCCCGAGCGTAGCGAGCCGGTACGTGCGCCGGGCACAAGCGGGCTCGC